TGAGCATCAGGACGACTTCCGCTATTGTATCTTTGGTAAGGAAGTCGGTGAGGAAACTCACACTCCCCACCTGCAAGGCTACGTGTACTTCAAGAACCCCGTGCGCATGGCTTCAGTCAAGCTGTCAGTGGGCAACTCCGCCCACGTCGCCATTGCTCGGGGCAACACTGAGCAGAACATCACATACTGCTCCAAGGGTGGGGATGTCACCGTCCACGGTGAAGCTCCCATGTCTCAAGAAGACAAGGGAAAGAAGGAGAAACTCCGCTACGAGGAAGCCTACGCCGCAGCGGAAGAAGGGCGGATGGACGACATCGACGCGGATCTGAGGGTTCGCCACTACTCCACCCTCAAGCGCATCCGCCTGGACAAGCTCAACGAGCAGGAGCTCGCCGACACCACAGAAACAATGCACTGGTTCTGCGGACCGGCGGGAACTGGTAAGTCCCGCCGTGCACGCCATGAATGGCCTGAACTATTCATCAAACCCATCAACAAGTGGTGGGATGGGTACACTCATGAGGAGACTGTGCTCCTCGATGATTTTGACAAAAATCACTCTGTTCTCTGCCACCACCTCAAGATCTGGGCGGACAGATACCCCTTCAGGGCCGAGGTCAAGGGGGGCACAGTTATGATACGCCCCAAGCGGATCATCGTCACGTCCAACTGGACGCCCGAGGAGATCTGGGCTCTGGATCAAGACCTTCAGCCGATCCTTCGCCGTTTCAAGGTGACCCGTTTCGAGGCGGAGTGGACTCCGCCTCCTGTCATGCCTGCGGAAGGGGTGATGCACGATTCCGACGGCGATTCGGACACGGAGGACTACAACGGCCCCAACCCAAACGCCGTCGTAGACTTGTCCCAGTCACTCTAGACTGGGACCAACCCTTATTAGAGATAGGGGATATTGAGGGCGACGTGACCCTCCAGCAATGGGCCTTCATTGAAGACCTCAATGTTATCAACGAAATAAACTCCGTTTAATTTCATTTCTTTTCAAACCCAACGGCTATCCAGCCGTTACCGGGTCACACGCAGGGGAGGCCTTCGGCCAATAGAGGGGCGCGGACGAGGCCTGCGGCCAATCAGAGACACCACCGAGCGAACCAATCACAAGCCGGCACACTGGCACTGGCACACTAGGTCAGGGGTAATACTATACCCTGACCATTTGTCATAATCCCAAATTATGCCCAAGTATGCCACGAAAAGGTCGCTTCGCTACAGGCGTCCGTACCCGGATCGCTCAGCTTATGCGCGTCGCAAACGCGCGTATAACCGCGTGCCTAGATTGGTTACGAGCAAACGTCCGTCCATTGCTACGATGCACGCTCGTGGCGCTTCCACTAGTAGTGGAGTTCTCCCGCGAAGCATAAAGGAACTCATCGTGTATTCTTCAGCCTGGAAGCAGAACACCGGCGCTGGAAGCATGACCACATTCTTCATCAAAGCCAACGGCATCCATGATTGTGACTACCAGGTAGGTGGTCATCAGCCCCGGGGACACGATACTCTTGCACAGTTCTACATGCACTACAAGGTATTGAAGTCTTCAGTCACCTTTACGGTCAGCCCGGCAACAGAATACTTTGTCTCTGGTTACGACGCGGGTCTCTCCGTGACCCACTACGAAGGCAGCAACCGCAGTGCAATCAACGTCAACCTCGGTTTGGACCGCGATTACACTGAACCTCCGGTCGAAAGTGGCGACCTCACTTCAATCAACGAAACCAACGGTTCCAAATTCATCATCGTCAACCAGAACAGCACCCCTCAGACCATATCCATGGATTACAGCCCCCGTAACTTCTGGGGACCCGCATCCGACGCCAAAGCTATTGGCGCATCCTTCGGCAACGATCCAGCATCCGTTGCCAAGTTCCGTCTCACCACCTGCGGCGTCGACAACAACCAGGACCCGGTCACTCTCCTCGTTCAGTGTCACGTCAAATTCTGGGTAGAATGCACTGAGCGCAAGGATCAGCCTGTCTCTTAGACGGCTGAACGGTGTGAGTGGGTTCCGCTGCGCTCCACCCACTCACACCTCTGGGGGGGCTTGTCGCCGCCCCCCCCTCGCTTCGCTCCCCCCTCCTCCATCTTCATGTCTGATACGATTAGGAGGCCGGCAGGCCTCGTGCGCTCCAGGGCTGGCCGCCAAAACCTACGCTGCCGACTCGAGTGGGGACCCCTCGTCGTCGGGCTCCGCAAGCTCCGCCCTCCTCCTCACCCCACCCCGTCGGCGCTACGGTTTGGACGGGCAGGCGCCCTTCGCTATCTTCTTGTACCTTCTCAAAATAAATTTATTTTAAACGATTTTCATTGGCCCCCATCGGCCAATCATATTTCTTCTTTAACTAACTTCAACTTGTAGGACAGAAATATGGTAAGTACAATAAGACTGGGAGGAAAAAGCAAACCGGTTTTCCCCCGTCATTCGGAAACACTGCCGAAGGCCATGTCTCAAGCTAGATCCCGCGCTTGGTGTTTCACTCTGAACAACTATACTGATGCCCATATTCAGCACATCGCTGAGCATCAGGACGACTTCCGC